CACCCCTGTTGGGTGCGACCCTAATTGTTGAAAAACTTTCAACATCCACGTGTATGTCAAACTTATCACGATTCGAGGCACAATTCGATCGGTCGGAGACCGTTGTATTCAATTACTTCGGTCCTCCGATTAATCCTCCACCAGAAGATCGGTCCGTCACTTTCCTGGGTAGACCTTACCAGGTCTACTATGAGGAAATGACGCCGAATTCTGATGGAAGCCATAAGGCTTGGAAGTCATTTCATCACTATAAGAGTGATGCACGAATGACTGATAACCATATGGCCGGTTACTTACAAATTGCCGGTGACTGGGGAAGTGATTCAAACTTCTTCGGTTATACCGGAATTCGTCAGCAACTGTATGCCGCGTATCATGATCAGTATGGACAGCCAGGTCGCCTAGATGACGGCCTGCCTGCGTTCTACGTTCCCGGCGTTGGTAACGTCGATAACGTATTACAGAGCTATGACCGTGAACTTGATGGCTTCGTGCCACCGCCGGACCGTCTTAACGAATTGGTCGCGAGGTCTTTCCAGACCACGCTTCCGATTATTAAGGCGGAACTCAGCCTCGTTAACTCAATTATTGAGTTGCGAGATTTCAAGTCATTGCCCGAAACCATATCAAAGATTCTTAATCTTTCTCCTGATTGGAAAAAGGTTGTAGATACTTTGAAAAGGTTTCTCCATACCCCTAAGGGCAGGTCAGCAGCAAGAAAAGCTGGTGACACTGTCAGAGGAGTTGCAGCGGAATCTTATTTGCAATATTCTTTTAATATTGCGCCGCTGTTGTCGGACATAAGCGGTATTTATACCGCATTGTCACGGACTGAACGTCGTATAAACGACCTCATAACCCGTTCCGGTAGTGTCCAGCAAAAGCATTTTGCTTTTAACTGGATAGAGTACGTCGACACAAAGGAAACCATTACTGTTCTCTCCGAAGTACCACCTGTACTTCTTGGAGGCAGTCTTGACCTCGAGCGTGTCGTTGTTTACTCTCCTACTATATTCCACGCTGAAATCCGTTATAATTACAATTATAGCGGATACCAGGTTGCGCATGCGCAAATTCTTGCACTTCTTGATGCTTTCGGGGTTAACCTTAACCCTGTCATCATCTGGAATGCAATTCCCTGGTCGTTTGTTATTGATTGGGTTTTCGGCGTTAGCCGTTTCCTTGATCAATACAAACTATCCAACATGGAACCGACGATAAACATACACGAGTACCTATGGTCCGTAAAACGAGCTAGAACAATATACGTCAACAGACTCGGTTCGAATCTGTCTGGCGGATATTTTTCTCAGCAAGTTCACGGTCCCGTAGGTTCTTCACTTCCGGTCGTCCGACAGTCGGCTTATCGCCGTTCCGTCGGAATGCCCGGGAGTAGCTCAATCGTATTGGGCGGGCTGAACTTGAAAGAGTTCAGTCTTGGCGCCGCGCTAGTGTTAGCACGACGTAGGCGCCCTCATCGAAAGCAAAGTCTCTCCGAGATATCTCGAAGATTCTTTGGCTAGAATCATAAGCATGCTAAGTAATACACTTAACACGAATGAAGTCAAGAACGCCGCGGGGACTGAACAAGAGTTCACCCGCCTCGGCACTTTGGGTCGTAGGACAGAGTTCGCCCTTATAGGCGAATCACCGTCCCTACAACACCGACTCACCATTCAACATGTTGAATCGGGTTCTGGGTTAAAGAAGAGACGGCGGTCTAACGTCAGGGTGGATAAAACCACCATATCTGGTGTCGACTCCGTCACTCCAATAACCACCACCTTCTCCGTCGTTTTAGACTACCCCATTGGGGCGTCTAGTTCGTCGGCGGTGGCCGCCGATGTCATCGCGAATGGATTATCGTTTCTTGCCTCACTCGGGGCAAGTACGACTATCCTTTACGATGGCACCGGTAACGGCGCAAAGGCGCTCATCGAAGGGTCTCTATGAGACTCCTCGTAAGCGCAGTCTTGACAGCTCTACTTGTTGTATGTGCCTATTCTTGTACGTCCTGTAAAGGACTTAAGAGTATAGACATATCTGTGGATCCAGAATGGGAAACCATTTCGGTTCCATCGAACTCCATAGTAGTGCTACCTGCAACAAACGGTATTAGACTTCAGCGAGTGCAGCCGTAATAACAGTCGGTGTTAGTCTTTGGTCAACTGTGATGCCCTTGTCCTTGTGGAAAACCACAGGGATATTAAGGTACACATTTTGGCCAATGACAGCATCGTTTTCTGTAAACAGCTGGTTCGCTATGTCCGTTACTCGTTTGTTTGCGAAGTTCGCGTAATCTGACGTTTTTACCGCAATGGTGACTTTCCTCGAGTGAGGAACTTCCCCGTTGGGTATCGTCTGATAAAACGACTTCGGCGAGATTTGTTTTCTTTTTATAGAAGACATGTTTCGTTAGGTTATAAGTGGATCGCGTAGGTGTATGCATGCTCTAGGAAGTCATCCTTATGGAGACTGATAAGAGCCTAGATGAAGTAAAAATCATCGCTGCACTCCTACGTGACGTTCATATGTCACGTTTGGATGTGTTCAACACACGAGCCCTTCGTCTTACCATTGAAAAGGTAAAGCGTAGGGTTCGAACGGAAGGTTCGGGTTTTCTCACGAAAACTCTTCCACGTCTTGGCAAGGCTTTTGATAAAGCCTGCTCTGCTAATGCGAGTTTGAACTCTGTATCCCAAGGTTTTAAACCCTTGGAGCATAGTAAGCTCCCGAGATTTCTCGGAGAGTTCTTCAGACTCGTCTTAGATAAAGACGGGAATCTACTTCCGCAACCATGCGTGAGTAGCGTTAAGATCATTCGGCAGATTTGTTATTTGTTTTACAAATACAAGCTGCCGTACGCACCTATACTTGAACAAAAGGTCATTTCCCAGTTTGTGAAAACTGAGAGTGACCTTTTGACGAGTGATAAGCGAGTTCATGAACTTGAACGCGACTTGTCATTAACGGCAGAAAGTGGCCATTTAAGGGTTTGTGACCCTAAGCTCCTTTCTGTCGCGCGCGAAGCTAGGCGTCTCTTGCGAGAAGTCTTCTCTTCGTTGGATCTCGATAACATTATTCCTCGACACGGACCTGGGGCCGTTGCTACCAAGCAACGACTCTGGGATAAGTATCTTTGGAGCAACATTAGCGAGAGGATCGCTTCCGTGTATCCAATTGACGCGTATTTCTACGCGTCGTTGAGTCACGTTTGCGATGATGTCAAGGGACTTCGGTCTCTTGGCTCTTTGGATCATTTGGCTCGAGTTAAACTCGTTCCAAAGGATTCTCGCGGCCCTCGTCTTATCTCGTGTGAACCCGTTGATTTTCAATGGATTCAGCAAGGTATTATGAGAGCTATCGTCGACCATGTAGAGAACATTGAGCTCACCAAGTTCAACGTTTTCTTCAGTGACCAGACGCCCAATCAAAGAGGAGCCCTATTGGGATCCTCGAATGGTAGGTACGCTACTCTTGACCTCAATGAGGCAAGTGATAGAGTTAGTCTGAGTCTTGTTCGTCTACTGTTTCCCAGCGACGTTTTTACGAAGCTGTCGAACTGTAGAACTATGGGTACGATTCTTCCATCCGGAGAAGAGATTAAGCTCCAAAAGTTTGCTCCAATGGGAAGTGGTTTATGCTTCCCTATATTGGCTCTTACTGTTTGGGCTATTCTTACCGCTGGAAGTGTCGGCGCAGATGCTAAAGATAGCATCTTAGTGTATGGTGATGATGTGATCGTCCCGACGGAGTTTTCCGCGAACGCGATCGAACTTCTTGAATCGTTTGGTTTAAAAGTAAACCGCGATAAAAGTTGTACCAGTGGGCTCTTTAGAGAGTCATGTGGCACCGACGCCTTCAAAGGCGTGAATGTCACTCCCGTGCGCTTGCGCACGGTCTGGTCAGAATCACCGTCGCCTAGCGTCTATACTAGTTGGATCGCTTATGCGAATTCCTTCTATCATAGACGTTGTTTCGACACTTACGATTTGATCGTAAGCGCGTTGAGGGCCATTTATGGTCCTATACCAAGCGAAGACATGCATCTTGCATGTCCATCACTTGTCGAATCACCTGATGGTACGTGAGACTTCCGTAGACGCTTAAACCGAAGTTTGCAAAAACTTCAGTATAAGGTTTGGGACGTTTCTGCGCCTAGAATCGTTCATCCTATCAATGGTTATTCCATGCTTCTTCGATGGTTTGTCGAAGCGGCTGGTACACCTTTATCGGATGATGTTGAGGAAAGGGAAAAATTCCTGAAAAGGAATTTTCTCGATGCTCAACTTGGTTCTGAGGCTGGTGCTAAAGACGACCGCGATCCTATAGAGGATCGCCAATCGTTTTCAGCTAGTCAG